CTTACCAGCCTCATCCACCACCATGAGCTCGCCATCGAACACCATGTCTATGCCATACCACTCTGCCATGCGGCGAAATGGAATCTCAAAGTTCGGATCTGGTATGTTGATCTCCTTGCCATTGCGGCTGCGGAACTCTACCTTGTTACCCTTGACTATGGCATTGAAGCGCATGCCATCCATTTTAACCTGAGCAAATGCAGGCCAGGTTACCTTGTCTACCAGCTTCTGATCATAGGCACTGGCCAGCATGCAGGGATATTCAGGAATCAGACCAGGCCAGATTTTATTCACTGTAGCGTCGCTCACACCACAGCGCAGGTCCTTGGCAATGATGCGTTCAATGACTACGGCATCGGCCGGAGCTACGCTGCTCAACACAATGCTGAGATGGTCAATACCAGCATTGCCTGTCAGAGTACGGTTGCTGAGCAGGCCCAGCCGAGTCATGGCATTGTCCAGAGTGTCCTGTTTCTTGGGATTGAGATTCAGAGCATAGTCTGGAATCTTGCGAATATAAAAATTCACAAAAGGATTCAACGCCAGGTTCAGCACACGCTTCAGAGTCTCATTGTTCTGATTCAGCGTCAGAATCTTTTCCTTGTAGAGCCTGCTGTTATTGCTGGCCAGGTCATCCAGAATGTCTTTGATCACAGTGTGCTCCCATACTTAAGTAATTGACGACGCAGATGCTGCAAGACATGACTCCAGTGTTGCCGAGCCCAGTCGCTGCGCGCAGACTCCAGCACGGCCTCGACTCGTTCCATGCGCTGTATGGTCAATTCAATCATATATTCTCCTCGAAATGAAGTCTTTACGTCATCATTATAGCAGAAAATTTGATTGGTGTCAAGCATTTCTACCCAGAGCGTGACTGTATCGATGTGCGCGAACTTCACAGGTCATGTTTGATTGCAGTTCTTCAGTCTTGGTTCTTACTTCGTCTTCGCTGCGAGCTATGCCGCCATAGAGCCAGCTGTGCATTCTGCCAATGCTGTCTTTCTTGGCATATTCCAAGATCCAAAATACATCGTTATATCCCGTGTGCATGATCAGTCCAGTTCCCCACCTTCAGAAATGTCTGCAGTATCGTAGGCATGGCTGGTGGTGTTGCGTTTAATTGTGGATGTCGGCGCTGGCGCAGTAATGGTCTCATACAGAGTCTCAAACTGTTCATGCTCGGCTACCTCTTCGCTGTAGTTACGGCGATGATAGACTCGTGCCATGCGGCGAAAAATCTTCTTGTCTAGTTCAAACTGGTCACAGGTCGTCTTGATGATGTCCCGCACCAGATCACGTTCAGCTTCAGACCTGGTTAGGCTGTTGCTTATCTCCTGCAGCGCCTGTTCGATCTTTTTTCGATCCGCTGGGTTGCTGGGTATATTCATTACGAAACTCCTCTACTGAGTGAATGGGCCAAAAGATGCGCACTGGTTTCCAGTAACGCGAAAGTATGTTGTTGATGACTACGGCGCCGGCTGTGAGTGTGATTAAACCCAGCATGACCAGCAGAGTACCAACAAAAAAGAATGCAGCTTGTTCAATGCTCATGTTGTTTCCAGGTCGGGTTGATTACGTGACTTCTTTTCCCTGACACGAACCTCGCTGGCCAGCTGAGCCTGTACTGCTAGTCGGCGCATCTCACCGCGGCGATGTGGGTCAAGTTCATTTTGAAACATCCATTTAAGATGGCTCTTCATACGAAATGCTGCTGTGGGTCTTAACATCAATTTCTCCTCATGGTGCTGATATCCTTGGCTTCTTGATCGCTGAAGATTGGAACCATGTTGCTCTTGTGCATGGTACCAATACCCACCATCTTGTCGCCAGTATAAACCTTGGGTGCTGCCTTGGTGGCAGACCCCTGTCCAGTATCCAGGCTGGGAAAGCGTCGGGGGTCTCGGTCCGCAGGAATGCTGAGACGATAGCTGTCCTTGAGCTGACCTGACTGAGCCTTGACCTTCTTAGCCGGATACTTCTTCATCAATGCCTGCCAGTCAGCCTCGAGCTCACGAGCCTTGGCAGCCTGTTCGGCATTGCGGAATTTCTGCTTGCCCTTTTTCTTGCCCTGCATGGACAACCAAGGACCTTCGAGATGCATGCTCATTTCATTTTTATCGCAGAGTGGAAGAATGCATGCAGTATAACAACTGCCCCCCAGGTTGTCAAGCTGAATTCAATGTTTAGACCAAACAAGACATTCAGCGAGGCAATAACCAACAATGGTCCAAGAATAAGCAGCATCAACAACAATACTACAAACATGGCCAGCTTGGTGCTAACATCAAATTTAAACATACTCATGATGACTCCTTAGTTACAGATGCTTTGGGAGGCTACCGCTACACCGATGTTGTTGTACAGATACTCGGTGCGGCACTCGGGATAACGATAGAACCAGGTGGTTGGTGGTGGCGCACTATGTGGTTGGGCTGGCGTCATACCCCGTACCGGCGGTGCCAATTGTACACCTGCAGGATAGATGGGCGCGGGCTGCGCAGGCCGGGTGAGCTTATCGTAGATCCAAAAACCCGCAACCCCCGACACCACGCCCTGTTCGAACGCACCCCAGGCCAGAGCCTTGGTACTGATCATGGCCAGCAGTGTTGCTGCTAAAAGATATTTCTTCATTTAATACTCCTTACTTGGTATAGTCGATCCAGCTGCCAGCACGCTGGAGATCTCGACCCGCACCAGAAACTGCGCCACCCAAGGTACCGCAGGCTGACAACATGGTTACTAGCACAACAATGATCACGCTACGCATAATATCACCTCAAAATGTAGTTACAATACAATCACTGGGACGGCGCGCTGCATTGCGCTTCTTGCCGAGACCGCGACCTACTACTGCCTTGCGCTCTCGCTCCTGCGCTGCCTTGCTGATCTTGACCTGAGGGGCAGGCTCTTTGGTAAATACAAAACAACGCACACCTTCAACAATTCGCACTTCCATGATCCAGGCTCCTATCAATTAAACAATGCTTCGTAGACATATTCTTTCACAGCGGTGTCGGTGGCCTCACCGAAGGCCTCGGCATCATACCAAGCCAGGTCCCGCAGATTCTGCTCCACCAGCTCCCACTCTGACCGGTGTTGACGGTGATAAGCTACAATAAAAGCCACGGCAGCGTTACCGCGATCACTGAACATTCCGAAGTTTTGCATTTCTAGGTCCTTTCTCATTTAACGTACCACTATTATAGCAAAAAAGCACCATTCTGTCAAGTGTTTTCTTGCCTGCTTATGCCTTGATCTGCTTGGCTTTGCAGGGCATTAGCAAAATGTTAAGTGGTTTTTGCCTGTTTTTCAGGCAGAATTTCTGGGAAAGCCTTGCGTACCAGCCCCTCGGTCAGGCCCTGATACTTCTTCTGTAGCTGCTTGTCTTTAAGAGCGATCAGCATATCAGCCTCGATGCCGTTGATACCCTCTAGCATTTGGATAAAGATATTCTCCACCTGCAGCCGCTTGATGCTTTTGGGACGACGTGGATGATTCTTGATCAGGATATACAGACGTCGGCTCTCAGCATAGAAATTGGTCTCGGCCATGTTCACCGGATGTGGGCTGCGTTTGTAGGGAGGCTCACCCTTGGGCAGATCAAATTCATACTGAGGATCAAAGTTCAGTGCCAAGACATATTTCAGTATGCCGTCATTCTTGTGACTGCGCAGCAACTGTATGCGCTCGGCTTCGTTCTTGGTCTCGCTGACCTTTTCGAATAGTTCGGGTAGTAGTAGATGCATTAAAATTCTCCGATGTGTTCCATCATGTTCTTCATGCGATGTTCCATGAAATAGTTTAACAGCTGACTGCGATCTTTCTTGGTGCGGCCAGTCCAGGCACCGAGAATGTTGTCGCGTACTGTGTCGGGTATGTAATCAAAATCAATGAGATATCGATTACGCTGAAAGTTACGCGCCACCTCCACGGGCACGTGCGCGTGGAAGTCATCCATGGGAATACGTTCCCATTCAGCTAGACGTTTCTTGGTAATGGGCTTCTGACGACTCTCGGTAACAAAGCAATCGTCGGGGCTTAGAATATTGGGGATACCGTCGCCCTTGTCGCCATTGACAATGTGCTCCAGCAGATAGCTTTGAATGCTGCTGTCAGGCTTGACCCACTTCTTGTGTATGGGACTATACTGCTGCACATTCTTATACTTCTGCAGCTGAATGAAGTCATGGTCACCGCTCAGCACCAAGAAGGGCTGCGGGACTTCGCCACCAAAGGCACCGTCGGGCTGCAGGTCATTGGTCTGCGTCCAGCTGGCCAGCACAGCAATGACATCGTCGGCCTCGGCGCCGTCTACGTCGATCACAGTATAGGGAAAGAAGGTGCTGAGCTCGGCGCGAATCTCTGACAGAGTATCAAAGATCAGCTTCCAGTCAAAGCCGCTGTCGGCGCGAGCCTTTTTGCGGCTAGCCTTGTAGTAGGGAAATTTATCTTTGCGCCAGTAGTGACGGTTGTCACAGGCTATGACCAGTTCGCCAAACTCGGCTCCAAACTTTACCTTGTAGGATCGAATGGCATTTACAATCATATGACGAATCAGATCCTTGCGGATCTCTACATCGGTACGGCCTGCCAACTCGCCCATGAGGGTGCTAATAGCAGTTTGATTAAAGTCAACAACAATCATCTTGAGTCCTTGAAAATTAGTGGTAACGTCATTATATATGAAGTGGACTCTGCTGTCAAGTGGTACACACCATTTCAGTCTTCGTGCAGTTTGCGTTGTTCGAACCGTTTCTCCTGCATGGTCTTTTCTTTGAAGAATCTGCGGGGATTGCCGCACATGGTGCAGTGCGAGTCGCCGCAGTTCAGTATGTGCTTCTTATGATTACGATGCGGCTGTTCGATGTACTTCCATTTGCCGTTTTGATGCATGTTGTAGTCTTTGGCGATTCTGACCTGCTTGTTGATGGCATTTTCGTCTAGCTGCAGGCGTCGTGAGTGTCGCTTCTTGCTGAGTTCGTCGCTCATGATCTTCCGTAGTCGTAGGGGTTGAAATAGTCCCAGGCTCGCTGGTGTGCTTCTTCTGCGGACACAGCCCAGACTTTACAGCTGGCCTGGCCATTGGCAATGCGCATATCAAAGGGCACTGGTCCGTCAAAATTAAATTCTTCGGGCACCTCGAGTTCAACTTCGAACCTCTGCAGGTTCTTCATACGGTGTAGTACTTCATCGACTTTCATTGTCGCCTTTCTGAGCTTGTTTAAGTAGCTCTAACATGGACAGCAAATCGTTGACAGGTATGGTTTCTGAGGCAAAGTAATCGGCCGCGATTATGGGTTCGGGCCTGGCGGGAAATTGTACTACATTAGAAGTCGTCGTCACCAAAAACCTCCTCAATCATAACATGCATGAATCCCCAGCCCATCAAACTCAGCAGCATGGCCAGAGGATCTCCAAGTCTAAAAGACAAGGTCAACATCACGGTCCAGACAGCGACATTGATCCAGATCTTCATAACGCTATGTAGATGCCAACAGCTACTATCGCAATCCATTCCATGATAGTGAACTGCTGCAGAAAAGTCAAGAGTCTAGGAGCCTTTTTGTGGATCCAAAACTGGATTCTTTCTAGAGGTGTTATCATCTTCTTTCCTTTCTATGCGCGGAGGAAAATGCGGTTCGATGATGTAGTGGTTAGCGGCCCACCAACCAAAAGCTGAGAAGAAACCATAGGCCAGTATTTCAAGTATCATGATCAATCCGTGTGCGGTGGCAGATCATAGTCTGCGGGATCGTCGGGAAAACGCGGTGTGCGATTCATTCTTCAACTCCGAAGTGCTTTCGAATAGTTTTATCAATACGCCGTTGGTATTGTTCATCAGTGAATGTCAATGGAAATAGGCTGGCACATTCTTTCACAATCAACTCGGCAAACTTTTTACATTCAGGCATATCCCAATGCCCCACACCAAATCCATCAGGTAGATATCCAGCCTGTTCAGCAAGTTCTCGAATTCGTTCGTTCATTTTGGTATATTATACTCACGGGTATATTGGCTCGTCACTGAGCCGTAAATCGGAGGCGCTGGGTATTGCACACTGGGCTCTACGGGTAGCCCAAATCGCCGGCGTATATTCTTTTTGTCAGCCTGCGATCCGCAGCAAGCTGCACATTCTTCCACAATCAACTCGGCGAACTTCATGATGGCCGCGCGGTCATATTCATCCATTTCGTCCCAACAGCCCTGTGCGGTTAGTCCGACTTCATACATTAATTTATCAAAACCATCGTTCATAGCACTCTCAGTAACAAAGTATCTTCATTGAAGCGACCATTGAGCGGGGTCTCGGCAGTGGTGAGATCCGACAAAATCTTTCTCAAGGCTACCTTGCCGGCCGACATCATCTTAGGAATAACCACATCGGGTTTACGCAGAGTACGCTGCACACTGGCGTCGGCTTCTTGTTCTTGATATTATAGACCCAGAGCTGCTGGGCACCTACAATGCTGGGCGCACTCACACTCTTTAACTCTTCATGCTGCTTCAGATACTTTAGCTTGGCTACCTGCTCGCCTGCGGGCTTGGCCTTCTTCACGCGGGGCTTGCGATTGGCCTTTTTAAAGTTGGCATATCGATCCGCATCTTCCATCAGTGTCTGCAGAAACTCTTTGAGTGCCTTGATGTCGCGCTTGCTGGCATGACGCCAGGCTTCGGTGACTTGTTCGTCTGCACCAATGAGATCCAGTTCGGCTAGTTGTCGTTCACAGATGGCAGCGACACCTGCAAGGTACTGCTTGGCGACGTTGTGAGCCTGACAGTACTTGTACAGGTTGTAGCCAGTAGGCTTAAAGGAATTAGTAATAAAATTATCAATCTCGCCATCTATGGCTTCTCCCAGAAACTCGGCCTGCTTCTCTGCCATGGCATCCTGAATGCTACGCTTGGGTGTCACAGCAGCAGCCACCATATCCACTGGCTCTTCTTCTTTCACACTCTTGGCCTCGATTAGCAGTTCTTGAAAATGTGCAGCCATGCGTTGCTGTATTGTGTCGTCGAACGCAGTACCATTCATTGACATGCGGGCAACCCAGCCAAAGGTGCGGCTAAATCTATTTTCATCGATCTTGGCCCAGAATTTATAGTCCGCAGGCCAGTTCTTCTTAACCCAGGCCGCGGCATAGGCCAGTGCATCCTTCTTGTCTTTTTCGTAGTTGTACCAGTTCAGAGCCTGCATGAAACGGCCCTGATTGTCACGATCAAAGGCATCGTA